ACTCGCCATTGTTGTGTCAGGTTGACCACTACCTACAAGGTCTGTCTGTGCATGTTGTTCTACATCATACAAACGCATCTTGTTTCTGTCAACGCCAATAATAAACTTTCGATTTATCGTTGGGTCGTTGTATCTGTTTTTCAATTGTTTAACCATTATCTGATTCTTTTCTTCAAGTTCTTCAGATGAAATTAATGCAAACATAAAGTCTGCCGTTGCTGGCAACCCAAATGATTCTGAAGTATCTTCAAGGCCGACATCACTACTTACAAAACCACTTCGAGTTGTTTGTGTAGCAGAGAATATTGGAATATCATGTTCGACTGCCATGCCTCTAAGTTCTTCGGCAATCGCTTTTATATATGTGTATGAATTAACATTTGAACCTGCCTTGAATCTTGACGAGGCACATATATTTAAATAATCAATAAAAACTATATCTGGTTTGAAAGACTTCTTCAATGCAAGTTCACTCAATAGATTTTTGAAATGCCCTATGTGTGCAGTTGCAGTCGGATATTCTTTAATAATTAATTGACCAGTTGTTTTATTCTGTAACTTATTTATCTTCGATTCATACATCTTATAAGGTAATTCTTCTAAATCACTCATACCGACATTCAATAGATTCGCATCAACTCTTTCGGCGATTCTTTCTTCTGCCATTTCCATAGTGATGTACAATACATTCTTACCTTGTACTAATGTTGAAGCAGCAAGGTGAGTCATAAACATGGTCTTACCAACACCAGTACCTGCAAGGCAGATGTTCAATGTCTTAGATGGAATACCACCTCTTGTAATCTTGTTGAAGAAATCTAAATCGAGTTCGAGTCGTTCTTCTTTTCTATTGTAATAATCATATCGTTCTTTTGACTCAAGCAAATAATCATGCCCGACTTTCTGGTCAAATGAAACTGATAATGCCTCTGACAACATTTCAGGAAGATATTCTGGAGTATGGTCTTTATCTTTGCCATCAAGTATTTGAATACCGCCTAGAATTGCATTATGAATAGCACGGTCTTTACACCAGACTTCTGTTGTTTCAACAAGCCAATCTAAGTTAATGGGTTCTGGATTCAAAGATGAAATGATTTCATTCATTCTTTTGAATTCATCTTCGCTCACGCCTTTGTTTGAGTTCATCTCAATTGACAAAGATTCTTTTGTTGGAAGATTGTTATACTTATTTACAAACTCATATATTTGTGTGAATACAAGCTTCTCTAATCTATCTGTGAAGTATTCTTCTTTGATAAAAGGCAAAACCTTTCGACAATATTCTTCGTTATGGATTAGATTTCTAATCGCAGTCGTTTCAATTCTTTCCATCAAGTATATTCTCTTATGTTAATGTTATATTATACATTAGTTATCATTTAAAGTCAAGCAGATTCATTCTTTTCTTTCATTTGTTCCTCTAACAAAACAACTAAGACATCACCAATATGATTGATAAATTCTTGACTGTCGGTGTCTGCCTGAATATTATTTTCTATGACTGTATAATCAAACACCATCGGCAACGCACCGTCAACTGCTTCGGACTCAGGTCTAAATCCTACATTGCCATATTTAAAAACTATACTTGCAAACGGACCACTAATCAGTTTTAGTGCCGTGAAGTCCTCACCAGGTTTCTCTAAGAAAACATAATCTTCTTGATGTACTGGATTCGTAGTCTTATGTGTTGATGGTTTCTTCGGGGTCTGTTGATTCTTGGACTTCTTCAATGTGGTCTCCGTACTTAAATTCTTTTGCACAAACGGCGTCTAGTTGTTCTAGTATTTCTGGTGTATAAAACTTCTCAGGATTATTATTTATAGTCTTACCAAAAGTCTTAGTGCCATCTGGCAACTCAACTCTTGTAGAAACTGATTTGAATATCCCATATTTCAATGCCAGTTCTAATAAACCATAGTGTCTATCTAAACCTTTATCATAAGTCAATCGAACATCTACGACTTTGTTTTCTTTGGTTAATCTTGACTTGTGGTTCTTGCAATGAATGATGTTACCGATTACTTCGGTGCCATTCTTTTCTTTGCGTTTAGAAAGATAGACAATGCTACTAGCGGCATATTTCAATCCTGACCCACCACCCATCTCTTTCTGTGGGAACATACTGCCCACCACATCATAAGTATGGTTTGTTATAATAAGGGGAACTGATGCTTTCCCTAACTTCAAGGTGAGTACTCGAAAGGCGGCTTTTACAATTTGTGCCCTTGTCATATCTTTTGTTTCTTTACCAGCTTGTGTATCTTCCATCTCTTTAGTAGTCGATAACATACCAAGAGAATCTAACACAAGTAGTATTGGTTTTCTTTCTGATTCTTTTTGTTCAATGTATTTGTCTAATACAGTAATCGCCTGATGTCTGAATTCTTGAACAGTAGTTACAGGCATTACGACCATACGCTTACTATCAATATCTCTTTCTTCAATCAATTCTTTTGTAATTGCAGATTCACTTTCAAAGAAGATAACACCAGCGTCTGGATTCTTATCTAAGAAACTCTTAACCATGCCTAGTACAAAGAATGTTTTGCCTGTTGCACTTTCGCCGGCGATTGCAGTAATCTTGTTTGATGGTAGTCCTCTGTAAATACTACCGCCTAGTAATGCATTGAAAATATACGAACCTGTATCAATGAAATCGTTGACATCGCCTGTCGAACCATCTGATACTAAACTTGCATATTCGTTACCTGTTTCTCTTATTATATCTTTTAAAAAATCACTCATGTTTTTAGCTCCACTTTATATTCGTGTTTATGTTGAGGGTCTGTGTTTCTTCTTTTGTATTTTACAGCCCATTCTGATTCTCTTTGAAATCCGCCTGGAAATTTATCTAGTGAAAGTTCATGGAACTGCCACTCTGAATCTGGTTCTGATTTTAGTCTTGTTTGTACGGTTAACATAATGGTATTATACTCTGTTTGATTGATTTTGTCAAGCGTTTATCTTATTATATCTATCTTATTCATAGTGTCAGCATTCCATACTTCTAGTTCTTTTCTTATTCTATCTTCTGATTTCAATTTATCATATCGACTTGTCGCCTTTCTCTTCCACCAACTAATGATGTTTTCTAAATCGTGTTTATGGTAGTTTGGACCTTTGATTAGTGTGTCTGTTTTGCCTAATAGAACATCTTTGACATTTTCATAACCATAGTCTGACATATAAAATCTTTTCTGTGTAGTAACGCCTTCTGCTTTTTTCATAGCAGCGACAAACTTATCATGTAGTTCTATATCTGTTTCTCTTAACTTCATTCTTATTAGTGAAATCATTTTTGTAGTAATCTTCATCTTACGACTTGCAGTTACATTACCATCTGCAGCATACTTAGGTATTAAGTCCTCTTTCACATCATCTTCAACAAGTTTCTTACAAGTGAAATACGCCTCTTCGCCAAGTGTTGGCACAAACTTAGATTCTGTATCACCTCTGTATCTCAAAAATGGTTTTAGTCCATCATACATAGACATACCTTTAATGTTTCCATAAAGACTTGTCGTTTCAAATAAACAAAATTCTGTATCATACTTTTCAACTAACATCTCTCGCACTTTATGTGAACAACAAATCAACGCCAATAGTTTACCGCCAAGATAGTTAAACCCAAATGGTTGTACTGGTACAATAATGAAACCCATTATCGCTCTTTTGTTAAAGATTTTCAAGTCTGGCATATCACCAAGATAGTTATTTCTTGGTTTAGAGTTAATCAAAGGCGAACCTAGTTTAATAAAACCTAATACAGTATTTGTTTTTTTCTCTTTGATAACTAGTTTCAGTTGTTTGCCTGGCGCATTGTCTGGACTAAAACTGGCAGTCTTTTCAAGTAACGCATCAAATGTTTGATTGTCAATCTGTGTAACTTCAATGTCCATATCATTAGGCGGCATATCATAGTCTTGAAATATCTCATCTTCTAAACCGAAACCAGGAATAGACGGCGGCAAGTTCTTAACTCTTTCAATCTTTCTTAGTCGAAAGTAATCATCAATTCGGTCAATATTACTGAAAAAATCAATAATAATTTTTGCCGATTTATTTGCTGTTGCTGTCTGTATTTCCATTTCTATTCCTTAAAACTATCGATTGATACCATTTCATTAACCACATTACCTTATGGGGATAATGTTCGGGGTCTGGCAAGTTGTCTTTAAAATATTCCATAAAGTCTTTTAGTTCTTCATCACTCATTAGAAAAACTCATCTAGTGTTGACTGTCTTTCAAAACTCCAGTCAATTGCATTAACAATAAATCGTAATGGTTCTAAGAACGACTTATCAAACTGAATATCGTAGTCAATATATCTATGCAAGT